CCTAATCTTTTTCAAGATATTAGTTCCTTTAAGCGTAACTTAGTTACTGACTTTCTTCTCGATGGTAACATTTTTATCTATTTTGATGGCGCTCATTTATATCATCTTCCCGCAGATAATGTAACAATTCATGCGGATAGTAAAACGTATATTGAAAAGTATACTTATAATGATGTAGACTACGCTCCCGAAGAGATTATACACATAAAAGAAAATTCTTTTTATTCAATCTTTCGAGGAACATCAAGACTCAAGCCTGCGGTAAGAACAATGCAACTTACCACAAATATGAGAAAGTTTCAGGATAACTTTTTCAAGAACGGAGCAGTTCCAGGTCTTGTACTAAAGTCTCCAAATACTTTATCAGAAAAAATTAAAGAGCGCATGATTCAGTCTTGGACTATGCGTTATCGCCCAGACGCAGGAGGTAGACGACCTCTGATTCTTGATGGCGGTATTGAAGTCGACGAGATTTCAAATGTAAACTTCAGAGAGCTAGATTTCCAAGTAGCTATTGCTGAAAATGAAAAAATTATTTTAAAAGCATTGGGAGTACCACCAATTATGTTGGACTCTGGTAACAATGCAAATATTCGTCCAAACATGAGAATGTACTATCTTGAAACAGTACTTCCGATTGTACGAAAAATAAATGCAGCATACTCTAGATTTTTCGGATTTGAAATCTCAGAAGATGTAACAGATATTCCTGCTTTGCAACCTGAGTTGCGCGATGCAGCTTCATACTATACTGCTCTTGTAAATGGCGGTATTATTACAATAAATGAAGCAAGAGACTCTCTGGGCTATGAAACTCTTGATGGACAAGATGATATTCGTGTTCCACAAAATATTGCAGGAAGTGCAGTAAACCCAGACGAAGGAGGTCGACCAGAGGAATCTGATGATAACGAGGAATAGAAAACATAAGTTAGTAAGAGAACTAGGACTATATTTTGCCGAAAAAGGTAGAGTAGTAAGAGCACCAGAATACAAGCGTGTTTCAGATCGTCCAAAACATCTTACCATGAAAGAAATTGTAAAAGTAATGGGCTCTTATACTTTAGCAGTAAAATGGATTGAGAAGTATGAACCCGAACTGTGGAATACCATTCACGGTATTGAACCAGCCCCCGAACCTAAGAAGGAAGAAACACCCTTAGAGAAGCTGGCTAAGAAAACAGGAAAAGAAGATGGAAAAGATATTTAATCTTACTTCTACTTTCAAAGCTTTTGAAGAGGACGATGGCGGCGTCCACATCTGTGGAATGGCCAGTACTCACGATACTGACCGTGCTGGTGATGTAATTGCAGCCGAAGCATGGACAAAAGGTGGTCTTTCAAACTTTGAAAAGAATCCAATTATTTTATTCAATCATGATTATAATAAGCCTATTGGCAGAGCTACAGGACTAAAAGTTAATGATAACGGTCTTGAGCTTAAAGCAAAAATTTCTAAGTCTGCTCCCGATCATGTAGCAGAACTAGTTAAAGAAGGTATCCTTGGAGCTTTCTCCGTCGGTTTTCGAGTCAAGGATGCTGATTACCTGGAGGAAACTGACGGATTAAAGATAAAGGATGCTGAGTTGTTTGAAGTATCAGTTGTATCGGTACCTTGCAATCAAGCAGCAACTTTCTCGCTCTCAAAGTCTTTTGATTCTATGGAAGAATATGAAGATTTTAAGAAAACTTTCAAAAATAGTGTAGATCTAGCCGGTCAGTCTCTGGCTAAGGATGAAAATTCATCGGTAGCTAGTGACACACCGGACGGGGTTACAAAAGCCCAAAAGGAGATGAAAATGTCGGAAGTACAAACTCCCGAAATCGACCTGGATGCTTTTGCTAAGAAAGTAGCAGAGGAAACTGCTGCTAAGATTGCAATGAAGCAGGCCGAAGAAAAAGCAGCTGCTGAAGCTGCTCGTAAGGAAGCAGAAGAGGCCGAAATGGCTAAAGCTGCTCAAGAAGAAGAAGTTCAGTCTGCTATCAAAGTAGGCGTTGAGTCTGGTGCTGAGCGCCTGATGGCTGATCTGCAGAAAGAGTTTGAAGCTAAGGAAGCGGATACTACTGAAATTCTTAACAAGTACAAGACTGATCTTGAAGAGAAGTCTGCTGAACTCGAAGCCATGCGTAACAGCAAGCGTGACTTCTCTGGCCGTAAGGCTCCCGGTGATCTGAAGCCCATCGCTAAGGATCTCCTCTCTGCTCACATTCTCGGCAAAATTACTCGTAAGGGTTGGGACACTGACTATGGTCGTGACCTGCTTGAGAAGGCAGAAATTACTTACACGGCTACTACTTCAGCTGGTATCGACGTTGTCGTATCAACCCAGTTTGAAGAAGAAGTACGTCAAGCACAGAAGATTGCTCCTCTCTTCCGAGAGATCAATGTTACTTCTGGCGCTACTGTACTGCCGATCGCTCCCGATACTGAGCCTGCAAACTGGGCTGCTACGGGTGCGGATGTTGCTGCTAACAACCTCGAAGAGGCTGGCGCAAGTGACAACAACTATAACATCAATCAGGTAATCTTGCAAGCGCATCGACTGATTTCTAGTACGTTCATCACGAACGACACGGACGAGCAAATCGTTCTTTCAGTACTGCCTATGATTACTTCAGCTCTGGCTCGTGCACACGCTATCGCTATCGACAAGGCCATCCTTGTTGGTAACTCTGGCGGCTACACCACTGGTCTCGTAGGTGCTTCTGGTACTGACGACACTAACGGTTATGCTACTGCATCTGCTCAGACTGCCCTGGATGCTTCTGGTACTGACGAAGTTACTCCTGCTAACCTTCTCGCAATGCGTAAGGAAATGGGCAAGTATGGTCTCGAGGCTTCTCAAGTCGCGTATATCGTACCGACTGATTGCTATTACGAGCTGATTGATGCTTCTGGCTTCACCGACGTTACTGAAGTTGGTTCCGATCTGGCAACCAAACTCACCGGTATGGTTGGTACGGTCTTCGGTTCACCCGTGATCGCTACTGATCAACTGGCTCAGAACCTTGGTGCTGCTGGTGCAGCAACTACGACTGCAGCTCTGGCTGTTTATATGCCGAACTATGTGGCTCCGCGTCTCCGTGGTGTCAACGTAGAAACCGACTACATCGTCAAAGAGCAGCGTACCGTACTGGTCGCAACTCAGTCTCTTGGCTTTAATGAGTTGGTTGCTAATTCTGGCGCTAACAAGCCTTCTATCCGCTGGCCCTTCCAGTAAGATAGAGTTTAAACTGGAAGAAATACTTCTTCTAGTTGGCCTGGGGCGGTACGCCGCCCCAAGTTTTTACGAGTTAATTTATGGCGGATTTAGTTACATTAAATGATTACAAGGCGGCAGAGGGCATCAATAGTCCAAAAGATGATAGCCGTCTGAACTTTATCATTCCCTCTGTGAGTCAACTCGTAAAAACTTATTGTGCAAATAGTTTTGTAGATTTCTACTCAACTAATAAAACAGAGACAATTTCTGTAAACTGGGAAACACATATTGTACAGTTAACAGAAAGTCCTATTGTCAGTATTGTATCCGTAGAAGAGAGAGATAATTATAGTCAAAGTTATACTACTCTTACTACAGGAGCTCATGAATATTATCTTGATGAGTCCACAGATTGTTTGTATAGAACAACAGGACAAAGCTATAAAAACTGGGCTCGTGGCCCAGCATCAGTTCGTGTAGTGTATAAAGCAGGATATGCATCTCTACCTTCTGATTTACAACTTGCAGTTTTTGATTTGATTACATACTACTTGAAAGATGAACATAAAGAGCGACGCTCTATTGCAGGCGCTAGTATTCAGAATCAGTCAAGCACAAGTCAGCGTAATAATGTGGCATTTCCAGATCACATAAAACGTGTACTTGATTTGTATAAGAACTTTTAATGGCCCAGAAACATTTAGATAACTTAATGAAAGAAGCGTTGGAATTTGCAAACGATACTTGGGCAAGAAAAGGAATTGATAGAAGTGCACAGAGAGTAGTAGTAACTAGATATAATGTTAAAGCTGCTTTTATAGAATCTACTGATAAATATTTTGCAGGATTAGGGGAAGAAAATCCTTTAACTGATAATGACTTTAATGAGATCGCTTCTGCAGCTTTAAGAGGCTTAAAACAGAGTTTAGCAAGAAGCAGAATTTCTGCGATAATGGAAGATGAGTCTGATGGAAATAAAGTAGTATTTCATCAGTCTAGAACAGCCCGAGCCCCTTTTAGAAATATTAAGAAAGGAGGTCAAGGAAAGTTACTTGAGATTCTAAAAGCAAAAGGCAGAGTTAAAAAATCAGCTACAGACTTAGGATCAGACTTTACGCAAGCACTTGATTTTGGATTACAAAGACTGCATAAAGACACAACTGTAGGTATCGCCAGATTAAAAAAAGTTATAGATATACTAGACAAAGATGAAGCAGGTCTAGGTAAAAAATTTATACAGTCAAAAAACTTTAAAACAATATTCGAAAAGTATAAAGACTTATTAGCTCAGTTTGAGTTAGTAAATAAAGGCGGAAGAGAAACTATTCGATATATTGGTGATGTAGAAATTTTAGTACAAAGAAAAGGAAAAAACTTTCCTGGCTCAGAACAAAATGACTGGGCACAAGTAAGTAAAGTTTTAGAAAGAGAACTAGCAACTTGGTTAGCACGAAAAGATATTGCTAGAATACCGGGCAGTGATACAATTGAAGACGAGTCTGCCGAAAAAGCAGAAGAAGTTGTTTTTTCAATAATAGCTGGAAAGCAAGCGGTAGCAAAAAAGAAAAGGGACAGAAAAGCAGCAAGCAATAAAAAAGATACTAGTGTTGCAACGGCAAAGCGGGTGGCTCCTAAAAGAACACGCAGAACTAATAAAGCTACACAAAATAAACGATCTATGTTTTCTATTATGGCAATGATTAATCAAAGATTGCCAGAAGTAGTAAGGAAAAATATGAGATCTCCAGGGCTTGAAAATAGAACAGGACGTTTTGCAAATAGTGTTAAAGTGACAGATGTATCAACAACTAATCAGGGTTTTCCAAGTTTTGGATATACTTATGCTAGGAATCCATATGAAGTTTATGAGGTAGGTCGAGGAAAACCACCTTGGGCTACTCCAGAAAGAGATCCAAGAAGAGTTATCGACGCTTCTATTAGAGAAATTGCAGCACAAATGGCTTTAGGAAGATTCTATACTAGGAGAGTCTAGTGAGTGATACAAATAGACAATATAGTAGTCGTAGAGCTGCAATTACAAAAGCGTTAGCAGATAAGTTTGCTTTAATTGATGGTCGAGGAATATTTCACACTGCAATAAATGAAGTAAGTCCTCGTCTAAAGTTTTGGGATGAAGTAGAAGAGTTTCCTGCAGTTCACTTGAATGCAGGATCAGAAACTAGAGAATACCAAGGCGGTGGGTACAAAGATCGATTTTTAAATGTTACTGTTAGATGTTATGTCAATCAAGAAGATGCAGTAGAAGCTCTTGATGAATTACTCGAAGATGTAGAAACAGTAATAGAAGATAATAGTCGATTACGGTACTATGATAGGTTTGGAATAGAACAATTTACACAACAAATCACAATCCTCAGTATAGATACTGATGAAGGTGTATTAGATCCTCTAGGAGTTGGTGAACTTTTAATAGAGGTTCGATACTAGAAACGACCGGCACGAACAAAGGTTCACGTCCGAGTCTTTTCAAAGTTCATAGGAGATAAACTATGGCACAACAACTATACTTTAGTAGAGACTCGAAACTCTACATGGAGTTTAATAGTAAAATGTGGGAAATCCCTATACTAGATGGATTTAGTTTCTCACAGTCTACTAATACATCTGATATCACTTTGTCAGAAATGCAGGGTGCAGATGGAATTAGCCGTCGAGGTCGACGACTCTTTACAGATTCTCTTGCTCCGGCAGAGTTTTCTTTTAGTACTTATGTCCGTCCTTTTTATACGACCTCAGCAAGTGATGGTGGCACTGAGCACCACGCAGTAGAAGAAGCTCTTTGGGCTGTAATGGCAGGTGCTGATACATATGGTACAGTATCTTCTCAAGGCGCTGTTCAAACAGTTACTCTTGCAACTGATAGTGCTACAGATAGAACTACAGGAACTTATATTATTGACACTGATGATGCTTTGGTTACTGGAACTCATGATGGGGAAGGAGTTACTCTTCAAATAGAAGTAAATGCCGCAGGAACTGCCTCCGCAGCAAGAGTAGTTAGTGCTGGTGAAGGATATACTACAGGTAAAACTTTTATAATTCCTGCTTCAATGATTGGAGATGGTACAGGAACTATTACAGTTACGACTGGCACAATAGATTCTGGGAGTCCAACTGCATTTTTCCGAACAAATAATGTAGACACAAATTCAAAGTTTGATGAAGTTGTAGCTATGCCTACCCCGGCTTCTCAAACAATCAACTTTGGACAGTCAAATCGTGCGGTACTCGCAACTTGTAATTTGTACTTTGTAATGGAAACAAGCACTGACAGCCCTATGGTTTATAAGCTGCAAAATGTTCAACTTAATGAAGCCTCTATCGACTTCGAAGTTGATGGTATTGCAACAATTAACTGGTCAGGATTTGCAAAGAATATTGTAGATATGCAGTCTGCAGGCAGTGTATATACAGTTGGTACTGCTGCTTTTGCTACAGGCGATGATCACAGAGCCGCTGTAACTGCAGCAAATGCTGATTCAGTAAACACTACTAATCCTTCTGTGGGAGATGTTATTCTCAACACTGGTGATGATATGAGATTCTATCTCGTTACTACTGCAGGTGATACTGGTGCAGCAGCACGAGCCATCGGTGCAGGTGTTGATACAACTACTAACTTTATTCGAAATCGTTTGACTCAGCTTATTGTTTCAACTACTGATTCGACAGCTTTCCCGTCTCTTGACTACTATTTAACTCTTATTGGTGGAAATATTACAATTTCAAATAATATTACTTATCTTGTTCCAGAAGAACTGGGTAACGTAAATATTCCAATTGAGGGTGTAACCGGTGGTAGAACAGTTACAGGTAACTTTAATTGCTATCTAACTCTTGATACTGACGGAGTAAATAAAGGAAGTTCTGTTGATCTTTTCAATGATATGACAACTTCTGGAAAAGGTCTGGATAAAGTTGTAAACGACTTCGGAGTCACTTTCCAGATTGGTGGTGCGACAGACGGAGATCCGCGACTCTATGTAAGTATGCCAAGAGTGCACATTGACGTTCCCGTACACTCAGTTGAAGATGTTATTTCACTTGAAACTGGATTTGGTGCGTATACTAATGACTTTGATAAAGCAGATGAACTGGTGCTTACCTACTTTGGTGATACCACAACTGCAAATCAACAACTATACGACGTATAATTTTGTACGACTTAAAAACCCGCTTCGGCGGGTTTTTTCGTTCCAGGTGATAAAAATAATTCTTGACATATCAGCTGACCTTAGATATAATATGTGGTATAAATTGATTACAACTTTTTAAAAGGAACAGGTACAACATGACAGATAAAAAATCAGTTTCTCTTGCGAGTTTGATGACTCCTAGTAAAACGGTAACTTTAGACTTTCCTGGATATACAGGACTAAAAATTGATTTATGCTACTTAGCAAGAGATGCTCTTTTAAAGCTAAGAAAAAAGTGCGTAAGTACAAAGTTTGATCGAAAAACAAGACAGCCAGAAGAAATCTTAGACGAAGATAAATTTCTTACAGAATATTGTAAGGATGTAATAAAAGGATGGAAGGGACTTAAATATCGCTACCTAGAAGAGTTTCTTTTGGTGGATATTTCTGAACTTGATCCTGAGGATGAGCTGCCCTATACAGAAGAAAATGCAGAGCTTCTCATGAAGAACTCTACACATTTTGATTCTTGGGTTACAGAAGTAGTCGGTGATCTTGAAAATTTTACCAGCAGCAAGTAGCGGAAGTTGAAAAGCTACTTGAACGGTTTGCAAAAGAAGCTGATTCAAACATAGATGTTGAAAAATATCTACAAATATGTGATCAGCTAGGACAAGATCCCGATCCCGCCAAAATGCCGCTAGAGCTTTCGGATTTTCCCGAAGAAGTTCAAGTGGCATTTTTTGTGTTTTCATTACTTACAGATAGATGGGAAGGTATGAGTGGTTCCTATTTAGGAAAGCACTGGGAAGGTATAGATTACATTTTTAAAATATATGGTATACCAGATCCTGCCACAACATATTTCTATATGAAAATGTGGGAAAATATTTTAGTAGCGCACAGACTACAAGAAGCGGAGCGAAAAAGAAAAGCAGAAGAACGAAAAGCAAAATCTTCTGCAGGGGGTGGTAAAACGTACACCCATAATGTACAGGGCTAATGGCAAAAAAAGTTACAATTGATATTGAAGTCAATGGTAAAATGCAGAAAGCAACGCTTTCTGCTAAGAAGCTAAAGAAAGCCCTGGATGAAACAAAAGCTAGTCAAGATGGCTTAAATGCCTCCACCCGTAAAGGCTATAGAGCCATGCAAGGCTCTGCACAAGCCACTTCTAACTCTACAAAAGCATTCTCTAAACAAGCAGGAGTTGTAGGAGGTCTTGTACCTGTTTATGCAACTTTTGCTGCTAACGTTTTTGCAGTTTCAGCAGCTTTCGGAGTGCTTAAAAGAGCGGCAGCATTAGAAAGGTTAGAAACCAGTTTGGAGAGAATTGGTGCTTTATCCGGTAGAAATCTAGGAGCATTAGCAGCCGATTTAAGAACTGTAGCTGATCAAGCAATTTCTACTGAACAATCACTACGTGCGGTTTCTGTAGGTACTTCCGCAGGATTTTCTAGCACACAAATTCTTCAATTAGCAGAAGTAGCAAAAGGTGCATCATTAGCTCTTGGAAGAGATATGGGCGATGCTATTGATCGCTTGATTCGTGGTACTGCAAAACTCGAACCAGAAATTCTAGATGAATTAGGTATTATTGTACGATTAGATCAAGCAGCATCTGACTTTGCTACTAGTATTGGAAAACTTACTACTGAACTTACTCAGTTTGAAAAAGTTCAAGCTTTTGTGAATGCTACAATAACTCAGGGTTTAAATAAATATCAACAAATTTCAGAGGCAGTAGATCCGAGTCCTTATGACAAATTAGCTGCTTCTTTTAATAATTTAAGTAAAGAAATAATTGTTTTTTCAAATAATATTTTAGGGCCAGTTATTGACTTTTTTGCAACAAATAAAATTGCTTTGACTGCTGCTCTTACTTTCTTTGCAGGAACTTTGGTAAATCAAGTTATTCCTGCAATTGATGATGTAATTGCAAGAAATGCGGCAATAGCAACTTCAGCAGCAGCCGCCGCAAGAAAGGGCAGAACAAAAGTTGTAGGAGAATTTGAAAAGCAAGCAAAACAAATAAAAGTATTAGATTTTTCTCCTCCTATAGCTAAGCAGCTTATCCCACAAATTAAAGCTGGAGAGGCTTCTACAAAAGATTTAAAAAGGGCTATTCTAAGTTTACGAAAGTCGGAAGCAGCCAGGCTTGCTTATCAAAAAGCAAATGCAACCACAGTTTCAGCTAAATATAAAGCAGAAACAGCAGCAATTATTGAACAAAGAAAAGCATTAGAAGGGTTAGCTACAGCAGAGCGAGGTAGAGAAACCTTTACAGCCACAGGTAGAAATGCAGCAAGCGCATCAAGATCAGCAAAAAGAAATGCAATTTATGGTCAAGCAATTGATAATGCAGGGTTTATTGATAGTTTAGGAATAGCTGCAAGAGGAGTAAAAAATCAAGCAAAAGAAGTAGGAAGATCGGCAGATGTTCATGGAAAGTTTGCAGCAGTTGTGAGAACTGCAAGTACCTCTGTATCCCTATTTGGTAGAGCTCTTTTAAATGCTATTCCCATCATTGGACAAATATTATTTGTTATAGGTCTAGTAGCTCCGGCATTTCAAAAGGCCTTTGAGTCAAGTGCTGTAAAAAAATCAATAGAAGAAAGCGACGAAAGATTCAAAATTTTTGCAAAAACAATTCAATTAGTTAGAGAGACTGCAGAAGATGCTGGCTCTGCAATTGAGCTGTTTGCTAATCAATCTAGAGCAAGCACTGGAATTTTTGATGAGCTAGCTGCCTCTTATGTTAGACTAGGAAAAGCAATAGATGAGGAATACATTGCGAAACTTAAAGAAGCACAAGAAGCTGAAGTTCGTGCACAAAGATTAACAGGACAAGCAAGCAGAAATAGGGGGCGTGATACAAAAAGAGCACAAGCTAATCAACAAGAAGCTCTTGATTCAATTGGAACCGTACAACAGGATCAAGCCATAGAACTCTTAACAAGCGCTCAGCTAAGACTAGCTGGTATGGGTGATGTGCTTCCTGGAGTTCAACAAGGATTCCAAACATTAGAGGCAGATATTAAGAGTATGGGTGAATCCGGCACTATTAATATTATAGATATTATTCAAAGAATAAAAGAAATTAGTACGCCTTTTGAAAATTTTACTGGAAATGTAAAAGGAGCAATTCAACAATTTGCAAACCTTAATGCAGAAATAACTAAACTTGGAGGGAGACAAGTAACTCCTTTTAGTAATGCACTGGAACAAAGTTTAGAGCTTGAAAAAAGTGTAAAGGCGGTTATGAGTGGATTTTTAGAACAAAATCCAGGCACAACAGCAGCTAAAACAAATATTGAAGACTTAGAAGAGGTTTTTCCGGGAACAATAGATCTTGCACATCAACTTGAGGACGCATTAAAACTTGATAGAGGGACAATAGAAAGTGCAAGTGAATTAACAAATGCACAGGAAGTCTTTAATAAACAGCTCGTAAAGAATAATGAAATTCTTATTGAGAAAAATGGAGTATTAAAGAACCAACAAGCAGTTCTTTCAGAACTTTCTAGACTAGAAAAAATAGGAGCAGGGTTTACTGAGCTAAGATTAAAGCAAGAAGATAAGGTTATTGATGCCAAAATAGACGCATTAACGGCTGAAAAAACAAATAATGAATTACTTCTTGAAGGAGCAGAAGAAAAAGAGAGAATCAGAGGAATAGATGCAGAAATAACTGCACTAACCCGCAGTAAAAAAACTAACGAAGAAAGAACTCTAGCAGTTTTAGAAGCAGAAGGGGCGCAAAAGAAACGCCTTTTAGATGTAGAGCAAAAACTTTCAGATTTAGCTGCAAAACGAGCACAACAAGAATTTGCTCGACAAAGAGTTGAAGATAGCAGAACTCTTCGAGAAGAGAGACAATCTAATCCTTTTGCATTTTTAACAGAAGATCGACGATCTCTTGATTTAGAGATAGACAGAACTGAAAAACTATTAGCAAAACAAATAGACGAATTAGATGATCGAAAACGTATTGCAAGAGAGTTAGCAGAATTAGAGTTTGAAGTTTTAGCCGCTAGATTAGCTGCCGAAGCTAGCATAGCTAGAACCAGAGCTGCTGCTGTTGTTGCAGATAATCCAAATGATCCTTCCGTGGCGGCTGCAGCAGCGAAATTAGAAGGATTAGCAACTAAGTTATTTGAATTATCCGGAAAAGTGGCAGAGCAAGCAACAGAAGCAGGAGCTGCAGCTGAGGCAGAAGTTGAACAAAAAGTTGACGAACTGAAAGAAAAGCTAGAGGGATTAAAAGAAGCTCGAGCAAATTTAGAAGATGTAAATGTTTTAATAGATGGGACAGCTAGAAGTCTTGAAAGCAATATGACTAATGCATTTGCATCTTTAATTGATGGTACAAAATCTGCAAAAGAAGCGTTCAAAGATATGGCAAAAGCAATTCTAGCAGATATTGCACGAATGATTGCAAAACAACTAGTATTAAATATGCTTATAGCTGCAACAGGCGGCCAGGGCGGGTTTTTTGCAAACCTACTTGGAAGAGATGGCGCAGTATTTGAAAAAGATCCAAATATGCGTTATGGAGGAGTTGCAGAAAAAGTTCAACAGTTTACAGGAGGAGGAATCGCAAAGGGTAGACAAGCAGGATATCCTGCAATTCTTCATGGAACAGAAGCAGTAGTTCCGTTACCTAACGGCAAAGAAATTCCTGTAGAAATGAGAAATGGCTCTGAACAGCAAAATAATGTAGTTGTAAATGTAAATATTGATTCGGGCGGTGCAGTAACACAAGAAACTGAAGGTCAAGGATTAGACTTAGGAACAACTATTGCAAACGTTGTTCAACAAGAACTTTTGAATCAAAAACGACAGGGCGGTATTCTTAATCCAAATGGAGTGGCATAATGGCAGTTTATAAAATAGTGGTTCCTCAAGGTGGATACGATGGTACAAATCCTAGTGCAAGTGAAGATATACCTTTGGATAGGGGTGCTACGCGTAGAGTAACACAACGAGTTCTTACTGCTCAATTTGGAGACGGTTACTCTCAAAGAGTCAAAGCCGGTATAAATCCTACTGATGAAATTTTTAACGTAAAGTTTGGTAATAGATCAAGAGCAGAAGTAAATAAATTAGCTGCTTTTTTTGACAGGCAGTCAGGTTCAAAATTTAGTCTTGTAGTTACTGAGCACAATGAGTCCGATAATACAATTAAAGTAGTTTGCGATCAATACAATATAACATATATTAATTCTGAGATACATACCCTTTCAGCAACTTTAAAAAGAGTTTTTGAGCCGTGACAGATACAGTAGATAAGGTACAGCAACCTCAGATAACTACAACGCTAACTGATACTTATACAAATTCTCATGAGGTATTAGATAGTTTTGTTGAGCTATTTGACATTACTCTTCCTGGCTATGACCCAGGCACAGGGAATGGTAACTATTTTTTATTTTCCGGATTAGATGATGAAGGAACTACTCAAATTGAGTTTCGTCAAAATAATTATAGTGCAATACCTATTCAAATAACGGGAATAGAAGTTGCATCTTCCGGTGCTATTGCAAGGCCAACACTTACCATTGCAAATATTCCAGTATTATCCAAAACTATAGACAATAAAGAAATAACTTTACACAATATTCGAGATCCGTCAATACGCGGCACTTCTATTGACGGAACCTTAAATGCTGAGTTTGAAACTAATGATGATCTTATTGGAACTAAAGTAGTTTATAGACAGGCTTTTTTATCTGACTGTAATACTAATTCTGCAACTCCTAATGAATTTCCTCCACAAGTTTATTATATAGATAGAATAGCGTCTGAAAGTAATATTTTTGTAATTTTTGAACTTGCCTCTCCAATGGATGTTGAAAGAGCAAAAATTCCTGCAAGAAATGTAATCGGGCAGTACTGTCCTTGGCAGTACCAAGGAAGAGAGTTAGGTTTTGGAGGTGGATGCACTTGGAGATATACAGACTCTGAACAACACTCTTTTTTTCGCAGTGATAATACAAGAATTCCTAATGCTAGTATAACTACATGGAATGATACTACAAGTTATACTGCAGCAACTACGACTGCAGCTGCGAGTATTGTTAAAACTACAGAAACAACAGGGCCAAACGTCTCTGCAGGAAACTTTATTATAGGTCAGCTTTATAAAATTGTTAGCGGAACTGGTTTTACCTCTATAGGTTCTAATAATGATAATGCAAACACAATTTTTAGAGCAACAGCTGCGGGCTCTGGAACTGGAGTAGCACAAGAAATTTCTAATCAAGTACAGATATGGGAAGCTTTGTTTGACAATACAGACAAGGATCCTAGACACCATAGAAAATATTGGAAAAGAATTGATTTATGTGGAAAAAGTTTAACTTCTTGCAAAATAAGATTCCAAGGAAATGCGAGTGATGATACTTTAGATAGTGCAGTTCCTTTACCTTTTGGGGGCTTCCCAGGCTCGAAGAAATTTAAGTGATAGACGAAATAGAAAAGCATTTTGAACAAGAGTATCCTAGAGAGGGATGCGGAGTAATAGGAATTGTAAAAGGTAAAAAACAGTGGTTTCCTTGCACAAATCTTGCAAGAGGAGAAGAAAACTTCATTTTATCTTCAACAGAATACTTAGATATAAAAAGGCGGGCAGATATTTTTGCTATTGTTCACAGCCATCCAGATGAGTCTAATGAGCCCTCTCAACATGATATTGATTGCTGCAATGCTCTAGGTATTCCATACTATATTTTTAGCTATCCTACTATGGAGTTAAATATAGTAGAGCCAAAAAAACGGGCATATCCTCTTATCGGAAGAGACTATAAGTTTGGAATTACAGATTGTTTTGAAGCTATGAGAGACTGGCTAGCTAAAGAAAATATAAATATTCCTCCACGAGAGCCTTTTGAAGATAACTGGTGGAAGAATAATTTAGATTATTTTACAGAAGAAAATATAAAAAATTGGAAGCATAAAAAAGTTGATACGCCCGAAAAAAATGATGTTTTAATATTTAAAGTTAGATCAAATACTGCAAATCATTGTGGAGTATTTTTAGGAAATGATGTTTTTTATCATCATGCAGAAAATAGATTATCTTGCCGAGAAAATTTATATCCTTTCTGGGCAGAGCATTTAGTAGGAATATATCGTTATGTTGCGTAAAGTATACTTAGAAGGTGAAATTGCTGATAAGTTTGGTAGTGAATTTGAAATGAATGTATCTTCTTTTGGAGAAGCTTTGCAGTGTTTTGAATTAAATTTTCAAGAATTTCGTCAATATATGCTAAGTTGCCATGAACGAGGAATAGGTTTTGTTTGTTCAGTTGCTGATAAACCTTTAGACTATGAAGATCAACTTCTTTTAGAGTATCCTCAAGGTAGTTTAACGATACAAGCTTTGCCTTTAGGCTCGAAGGGAGGGCTAGGAAAATTATTCTTAGCAATAGCACTTATTGTTGTTACTGCGGGAGCCGGTGCAGTTATCGCTGCAGGAGGAACTGCAGCTCTTGGAGGAGGTTTTGGAGCCCTTGCTGCAGGATTACAATTTGCCGCCGGAACTATACTTGGTAAATTAGCAATAGGATTAGCAATAAATTTGGCACTAACAGGACTGCAAGAAATGATGGCTCCCGACCCTTCTGTAGATATACAACAAGATCCTGAAGATTATCTTTTTCAAGGATCTGGGCAAAATTTAGTCGAAGGAGATCCTGTTCCTGTTTTATATGGTCAGTTGAGAATACCTGGCAGACCAATCTCTTTTGAAATTAAAAATGCGGCAAGAAGTTTTGTAGACTATGATCAACCTTTATTAGATTCTCCTAGTCAAGGACCCCAAAATAATGGCCCAGATAATGATCATGGATCTAAAAGAGATGGAAGGTAATTTATAATGTCATTTGGAGCTTCAAAACAATTTATAGGTATAACAGATATGCTTTGCGAAGGGCCTATTCAAGGTTTGGTAGATGGCAAAGCTTCTGTATACATAAATAATATTCCTTTTGAAAAATCAACTGTCGTAGGCACTATGAATGAAACGGTGAATGGTACTTTTGGAGCACCTACGCTCTCTTCTTCCGGCACTACTGTTACAGTATCAAATATAACAATAACCGATGATGATATTGGAAAGTTTATTCATGTTGTTGTAGAAGAAGTATCTAATATAACTATAACCGTTCAACCGATTGGTTTTCCTGTTAATGCAAGCTTTATGAGTGCAACAGGAGCCGGTTTAAGCACTGACTTTAATACTGTAGCAACTACTTCAACTTACTTACGTTGTGTACGCCCCGGAGGCGCAGAACTAGTAGCAGATGGTTCCGCGTATGATGGAAATACTAATACACTACTTCTTCACTCTAATGTTAGTCAACTTGCAAATCAGTATCAAACAATGGGTTCGTGGACTATTCAGCGAATAAAAACGGTCAAAATTGTTTCTAGAACTAATGATACTACTATAGTAGTTGATAGCAGTTTTGCAACCAACCTTTCAAATGCACCATTTTTTATAGAAGAAACCAGAACAATTAGTTCAACTATCGATGATTTAAATGGAACTGTTTCTAAGTTTGATGGATCTACAGTACAATTTAGACGTGGCACATTAGATCAAGCTCCTCTAGAGCAAGTGAATAGTTTATCTGGCGGTGTAACTATAACTGGACAGGGCGGCGGTGTTGCATTAAAGCAAAGTTTTGATTCTAGTACAGATCCTATTTCTACTACTACCGCATTTGGATTTCCTTTATACACTACTAATGGTTACCCAGAGGATCAAACTTTTGCGGATAATAGAGCTGCTCCTATAGTAATTCCCTCTAGCGCTGCTACTGGACCACACTTTGGATTGAATGCTGCACAGAAAAAACAAGTAGACGAACTCGGAATTCGAATTAACTATCCTGCTCTTATAACTCATAATAATGAAGGTGGTGATAAAGAGGCCGCAAGCGCTATCTATGTATTTCAAATTGCAATAAAAGGACCTGGAGAAACAAACTTTGGAGACTACCAAACTTTATTTAGCCAGAACGGAGGAAGAGTAGTACATACTGATAAAACCACTGCTGGTGTCTCCTTTGATCACACAATTGGATTAAATCGTTTTAAACCTTTTGATGACTTTAGAATTCGTATTATTCGATTGACTCGAGATTTAGGATTACCTGTTTGGACTAATGGTACAACAGGTGGTAGACCAATAACAAACGATGAAAAGAAAAAATGGACACTTCAAGCTTCATCAAGTTTAAGTGGAGCCGACTTAAAAGCAACTATAAAAGATAAATTTATTTACCCTTTTACAGCCCATGCTGGAATTACTTTCTCATCGAGAACATTTGGTAGCCTTCCTAGTCGTAGTTATTTACTTCAAGGTTTAAAAGTTAGAATACCTACAGCATATACTCCTAGAGAATATTCTGATGATGGAGTTGCAAAATATGAAGCATTTTGGAATGGAGAGTTTAAAAAAGATATAGATGGCACTCATCAGCTTTTTTATACAGATAATCCTGCTTGGGTATTTTATGATATTGTAACAAATAATAGATATGGTGCAGGAGAATGGATTGATCGCAATCTAGTAAATAAATTTGCACTTTACAGAATTGCAAAGTATTGTGATGAATTAGTACCTGATGGAAAAGGTGGGTTTGAACCAAGATTTCGTGCTAATCTATATTTGTCTAAATCTGCCGAAGTATACAAAGTTCTTAAAGATATGGCAACAGTCTTTACAGGTATGTTATACTGGTTAGACGGTAAAGTAACTCCTGTTCAAGATGTTCCTTCAGATCCTGTATATACTTTTTCAAAAGCAAATGTTATAGATGGAACTTTTAATTATGAAAGCTCTGGAAGAAAAACTCGATCTAATCAAGTAGTTGTAAGTTGGAATGATCCTAATGCTAACTATGAGCAAGTGCCTTTAATTGTTGAAGATAGAGAAAATATTGTAAAAACTAAAAAAATTATTTCTCAAAAAGCAGTCGCCATGGGAGCTACTTCCGAAGGCCAAGCATATAGATATGGAAGATGGAAGCTTTTTACTGCACAAAATCAAAAAGAAGTTGTAAGTTTTAGAACTGGAATGCAGGGTGCGTTTATACGTCCTGGAGATATTATAAATGTACAAGACAGAGATAGATATGGAGTTGATTTTAGTGGTGTAGTAAAATCAATAGATGCAGGTTCTCCAAATAGAGTAATTTTTGACAGAAAAATTACGGCTTTAAGCGGTGTTAATAAATATGAGCTAAGTACGATTGTAACTAGGTTTGCGGCTTTTTATACAGGTTTAGATCCTATACGAATTGATACAAATGGCTATAAAGTTACTAGCGGGGGAACTCTTTTTAATAGAGGAGATAGATTTACAGCAAAATTTTGGAATGCTGATACAACTCCTGATGATCCTGCCACCTTTGACTTAGATCCCGTATCAAATATTTATGCCCTTAGCACAGAAAATGCAGAAAAAGCGGTTACTAATGCATTCACTGTTTTTGAAGAAACTAACGGGCCTTTAAATAGCGAAGGAGACAATGTAGCGGGGGGAACTCGATATAATAGTGCTCCCCTACCTTTAGAATGGAAAGAGTACACTTATGTTGTTACTAAAACTGTTACAGTTGAAGATATTACAATTAGTGGTGAAACTTTTACACGAGCAAATGTTGATTTAAGTAAAAGTACAAACTATGAAATAGCAGAAAGACCTGTACCGGGCACTGTATGGGCATTACAAGCGGAAGACAATGACGAAGTACAAATTTTAGGCTCAAAGAAAGAGTATAAAGTTTTAGGAATTGCTCCTTCAGATGAGAAAAATACTTTTCAAATAAGTGCAGTAGAGCATTTTAATGAAAAGTTTGATGCAGTTGACTTAGACTATGCTCTAGGAACTACTCCAACAAATGTTTTTCCTACTATTGAAGATGAAGATGAGTTTGTGCCTCCGCCAGAACAGCTTTATGTAGCGATTGATAGTGATTCTTCAAAACCTGGCGAAGAATTAACAATATCTTGGACAGTTCCTCAAGAAACTTTTACAGATAGTAATACACCGCCTACTACTAGGAAACGAGAATATTCTTTCTTGGATGGTTTTGAGTTACACCATACCGTTCCACATATAGACTCTCCAATTGTAACAGATAAATTATCGCACAGATTTGAAGCACTTGAAGACAATCTGTATACTTTTAGAGTTCGAACTGTTTCGAGAAAACAAAATTATTCTGATTTTATTTCTACAAAATATGATGTCTCAGATCAATATGGTGCAAATGTTCCAAGAATTGTTGGAGGGTTACCAAAAGGTATAATTTCAAGTTCTACTTTTAACTATTCTTTAGACCTCGCAGCTTCAAGTGGTTTAAATGAAGCTATAAGATTTGCAGGAAATTCAGCAGCAGGTTTTTCTATAGGAAATACTCTTGATCAAGCTTCTTCAGTTGCAGTTAGTTTATCTAGTATAAGTGTAGAAGGTATAGGAGCAGCTACAAATAGAGAAACTCTTAGACAGACTCCCACATGGTATTGGTTACTATTTGATGGAGGCACAGGTTTAGCTGTATGGGATACTGATAGTTTAAAAAATCTTCCATTTTACAGAAAAATACCTTCAGAGGGATGGAGAGGTACAAGTCAAAATACTAACTCTGTTTGGGTTAATCAGAGTAGTGGTTGGACGGTCGCAGCTAATTCTACTAGACTTACAAAAGGTGGAACCGCTTTTACCTGCGCTCTTCGAGATATTTTTCTTTTTGAAAATCCAAATAAGTTACAGGCAAACTATGTATCAGCAGTTGCAAGTTCCAGTGCCGCAGTCACTTTAAGTTGTTCAAGCGATCATAATTTAGTTACCGGCGATAAAATCATTGTCGAAGAGGTTGGAGGTGCAACTCAGCTAAATAATAAAACTTTCTTTGTAGAAAAAAGTTCAAATACACAAGTAACGTTATATACAGATGAAGCTGTATCAGTTGCAGTTACCAACTCAACTATTACCGGAACCTTCACTAATGGAGGATGGTTTAGAAAAGTAGACGCTCAAGCAGCTAAAGTTACTGCTGTTATCTATGAAGATGATGGTAGTTCTATTAAAGAAGTTATTCTAGATCGAAGTTTCCCTGCAGCATTTTCCGGAACTATTTACAAAGCTGCATATCGACCAGATTATAGAGATGATGCAGTATTTGGTAGAGTTAGATGGAGTTCATTTTCAAATGGAGCTAATAACTTTGCAGTAGATAAATTTATTAGTTTAAGCGATAATTTAGCTCAAGGAAAGTTCGTAGCTTTAGAAGCAACTCCGGATGTTATTCAATACGATACAAACTCTGCTGGTACTCAAGTACAAGAGACTACATTTAGTAATATACAAGTAACTGCAACAGCAATTGGATTTAACGAACCACAGTTTAAAGTAGACTCAGCTACTTCAGATGAGTTTAATCAAACAGATGAATCTTTAGAAAATCAAGGATTTTCTGATCCTGCTTCGGGTGAGTTTACCAAAACATTTACACTGCATAATTCTAGTGCTCTTGCTTATGGTACTGGAGTTGCTCTACCTATAAAAATTGAGGTTCGAGAGAAGAATAATGTTGGATTAAATGCTTTTGGAACAACTGATATCATTCGAGTAAAAGATGGAGCCGAAGGTACTCAAGGAAGAACAGTAGAGTTAACAGCAGAAGACTACTCGGTAGTGTATAAACCTGGAGGAACAACCCCTAGTCATAGTGGTACTGCTTCAAGTGGTAGCGCTATAACACTAACTGCAACTGCTAGAAATTTTGCTGCAAATCCTGAATTTAGATTTAGTGTTAATGGCACTCCTCTCCAATCAGCTTTTTCAACTACTTCAACTGCTGAATTTGTAGTTCCTAGTACTAGAGGCTCTGCAAATAGCGCAACTATAGAAGTTGAAGTACAAGAATCTGGAGGAAGCACAGTACTTGCTACTGACAGTATCTCTATCGTTTTTGTAGAAGAAGGAGAGAGTGGAATTTCAATTTCAAATTCAAATTTTGCACACTCTATAACCACAGAAGCCGATGGAAGTTTTGGGTCTGGAAACTTCCCTAGAACTCTTACAGGATCGGGAACAACTTTAGAAGTATTTTTAGGAGGTCAAGTAGGAACATATGTTGGAAAAACTTCAGGAGCAGCATTTGGCCATGCAACATCAACAGGCAATCCAACTCTAGCAAGAGGCACTTGGTATATTAAAAGTGTTGCTAAATCTAGTAATAGTCCTTTTACTGTAGGAAATATTACAGGCGAAGCCAATGAGGTTGTTACTATTGCAGATGCAACTCTACCTGCAAATACAAGCGGTACTGGAAATACTCAATTCTTCGGCGACGATGTTGAAACATTTACATGGACTATAGTTGTTGGAACTAAAGAGGGCAATGCAGAGGTAATAACAAGACAAAGTATTGCTAAATCAAAAAAAGGTACAAATCCTGTTGTTGTATTACTAGATAATGATAATGTAACTATTACAGATAATGACCTTTCCGATACTCAAGCAACTATTACAGTTCTTGAAGGAACAACGCCTCTTACTTTTGCAAATAAGACTACAGCTAACTTAGCTGCAGGAGAGTTTAATATAGGTATTTCGGTAAGCACTGGTGTTGCATCAGCTAACAATTTGGCTTCTGGGGGCGTACGCTCTACTAGTAATCCTGTTGCTGATCTAAGCGGCTTTACTGCTACTACTGGAACAAGAACTCTTATAATTAGAGGGCAAACTGCTGATGGAACTGCTTTTGGCCCAATAAATAAAGTTCAAACATTTACTAGTATCGACTCAGGAGTAACTCCACCTAAAATTGCCACTGGATATGTATACTCTGTACAAAATAGTGTAGGGCCTGGGTTTGGAGTAGTTGCTCGGTATAGCTTTAGCGGAACTCCAGGATTTACAACTATAAATTCGAATTGGAGTGAAAATCCACCTACTTTTAATAGTACAAATAATGTTATTTATTACTCAAAATATACTGCGGTCGAATCAACCAACAATAGTGGGACTTTACTAAATTACTCCGATGAAGGTTCTGGTTTAAGTTTTGGTAATGTAACAGAAGGAACAAGTTTTACAGGACTTGTTACTTTTGCAAATGGAGATTTTTCTACTGGCGGAAGTACTATTACAACAATCGATGGCGGTAATATAACAACTGGTATTATAAAATCTAATGGAGTAGCAGTAAATAACAGCACAAGTTTTACTGCAGATGGTAGTGACTTTACTAGTACTGGCAGTTATTTTAACTTAACCAATGGAGTTATAGCTACAAAAGCTTTTAGAGTAGATTCAAATGGTGTAGGCCAATTTTCAGGAGGAATAGTTATAGGTCAATCAAGCAGTATGAGCTCTTCTTTAACTGTTGGAAGCGGAACGGGCTCTGTCACTCTCAGTGGCAGTAATCAAAGAATTGTAATTAATGATGGTTCACAAGATAGAGTAATACTTGGAAAGCTAACATAACCACCAAAAAAATAACACTTGACATAAAATGTCCCCTTTGTTATAATTTCATCATGGAGAACTTTAAATGAGCGCAGCTACTTACAACTTATTCATTGACCAAGGATCCGACTTTGCTGTTGACTTGGTTATCAAAGAAAACTCTTCAGCATTGAATCTGGCAAACTACTCAGGTCGTGGACAACTGCGCACGTCTCATACTTCTACTACAATTGCAGGCTATTTTAAAGTTACAGTTACTAATCCGACCGGGGGCGCTCTTAAAGTTGAACTACCAAATGGAAACTGGACGGACTCAGGAGGCACAGCACGAAATGGTAGCAAAGATATTGCGGCCGGACAGTATGTATATGATATTGAAATCTTTACAAATGCAGATGCAATTGTAAAAAGAATCATTCAAGGAACTGCTACAATCAACCCTGAGGTAACTCGATAATGCCTGCACAAACAACTATTGATGTAACTGAAAGTGTGTCAGAGATTACTGCGACTGGAGACCAAATCTCTATTAATCTTACTGATGATGTTACTAAAATCGAAGCATATAATTTAGCAGTTCCAACAGCAGTTCCTGGCGTTATTGCGGCTTCTAGTGTAACGGTAGAAGCACATAATACAATTCCTTCAGGATTTTTAGATAATGCTCTAAAAGTTCTTGCAGATCAAAGTTTTCGTGGAA